AGATGACACTAGACCAAGGCATTGGGGTAACAAAAGAACAGTTACTTAAAGGTCATTGGAAAAATTTGCATCGATTATATATTTGGTTAATGGTTGGTGCAGATGTAGAAAACGGAAAATGGGCTATTTACGGTGCTAGAGAAGGACTGTACAAAACTATGTGTACAGACTGGAATTTTATCAATGTACGTGACTTTGAATATCTTAATAATTTTTGGAATGAAATTGAACCTAAAGTATCAATGGCCGGACTAGAAGACTCTATTGAAGAATATGGTATTAAGCTTATTAAAGAACTTGAAATACCGATTGCAGAAAGTCCGTTAAACGCACAACAAAGTGAGTTCTTTAAGACAGTGTACCAGAATCCTGCTCGTACTGCTAATCAACAATTTATTAATCTAGAATGAGTAACGAAGAACGTATAAAAATACTAGAAGATAAGCGTGAAAAAATAAACAATGTAAGTTGTTCATTTTGTACAGCCAAGTGGCTACAAACTACTCTAATGTTACAGAACGGTTATAATCATAGTTGCCACCATCCTGCCCCTCATAAAATTCCACTTGAGGAAATAGAAGCTGATCCGGCAGCATTACACAATAGCAAGTTTAAAAAAGAGCAACGTGCTAAAATGCTTAAAGGCGAACGCCCAAGCGAATGTAACTATTGCTGGAAAATTGAAGACTTAGACAAAAACTATTTTAGTGATAGACATTACAAGACATCTGACTCATGGGCATGGGACAGATTTGAGGATATTGCTAAAAGTAATCCACAAGACAATGTATATCCAAGTTATTTAGAGGTGTCGTTTAGTAATGCTTGTAACTTTGCATGTGCATATTGTTCTCCTGAAATTAGTAGTAAATGGATGGAAGACATAAAACACAACGGACCGTATCCAACTAAACATGGCGCCCATGATTTAAATTACTTAGAACAATCCGGTAAAATGCCGTATCTAAATCGTGAACATAATCCATATGTAGAAGCATTTTGGAAATGGTTTCCAGATGCGCTTCCGTATTTAAGAGTATTGCGTATTACAGGTGGCGAGCCTACAATGTCAAAAGACACTTGGAAATTGTTAGACTATCTAATTGAACATCCTCAAAAAGATTTAGATATTGCTATTAACACAAATGGTTGTGTAGAAGATAAGCTAATTGATAAATTAATTGAAAAAATTAATACTCTAGCAGAAGTAGGTGTAAAAGTTGATATCTATACCAGTTTAGAAAGCATTGGAGAACAAGCTGAATATGCCCGAGATGGATTAAATTATAAGATTTGGCTCGATAATATAGAACGATTTCTTAACGAAACAAAAAGTACAGTTGCTATTATGACTACAGTTAATATTCTAAGCCTAACAACATTTATTGAGTTTATTAAAGCAGTTATGAATTTACGTAAATTATATAATAATAGCTTTGAGTGGAATAGAATTCCTCTTAGTATTAATATAATGCATTGGCCACCGCACCTGCAGTGTACATTACTAGACAAAGAAACTCGTATAGAAATAGCCGATTCAATCGAATCAACTTGTAAAAACTGGTTAAAGTATTATAGTCCAGAAAAATACGCTAGAATTTATTTAGAAGAGTATGATCAAATAAAACGACTTTGCGAGTATTTGCGCAACACTAGTCCAGCAACTGAACATCGCAGAGATTTTATAAGATATATACAAGCATACGATAAAAGAAGAAACAAAAATTTTAGCCAAACTTTCCCACAGTTTGCCAAATTATTAGAGGATTGGAATGCCTAAACATTCAGATGAAAGTTTACAAGAATATAGAGATCGGGTAATAGACAGTAAAAGTGCAAGCTTCTGCGGAGCCAAGTGGTTCAATGCTACTACCTGGCTCGGCAGCGGAACGACTGCCAGTTGCCACCATCCTCCTGCACATGAAATTCCTTTAGCAGAAGTTGAAGAAGATTTTACTGCTATTCACAATACTAAGCATAAAAAAGAAATGCGCCGTATGATGAAAATTGGCGAGCGCCCTGCAGAGTGCGAGTATTGTTGGAAAATGGAAGATATGAAAAAAGATGCTGTTAGTGACAGGACCTTTAAAAGTATTATCTACTCTGATGAAGAATTGCAACGGGCATACGACATGGATCACCATGAAAATGTTAATTTAAAAACATTTGAAATTGCGTTTGATAGAACATGCAATTTAGCTTGTTCATATTGTAATGCAAGCTTTAGTACTACTTGGGCAAAGGATATTAAAAAGAATGGCAACTATACTAATCTTGTAAGTGACGGAGCAGGAGCCTTCCAGCAGGACGGTTCGTGGACACAACCTTATGACAACGACGAAGATAATCCTTACATACAGGCATTTTGGAAATGGTGGGACAACGGATTATCGGATAGTTTAGAAGAACTCCGAATTACAGGTGGCGAACCATTAATGAGTGCAAATACTTGGAAACTTTTTGATTGGTTTAACGAACAACAGTCTGATATGAGATTTGCGATTAATTCTAATCTAATTGCAAAAGATTCTATTATCGACAAGCTAATAGATAAAACTCAAGGAATGAAGCATTTTGAATTGTATACTAGTTGCGAAGCAGTAGGCTTACAAGCAGAATATATCCGTGACGGATTAGTATACGATCAATGGTTGGCTAATATCAAACGTATGCTTACGGAAGCAAACTGTCATGGCGTTCATATTATGATGACTATTAATAGTCTTTGTTTGTTTAGTATTACAGACTTCTTAGATGAAGTATATAAACTAAAACAATTAACTCCTGGAAAAACTCCTACAGTGAGTTTAAATTTGCTACGTTTTCCTAGTTTTCAGTCACCTTTAGCACTTCCTAATCATATCAAGGATTATTGCCATGATCGACTAAGCACTTGGTATAACAATAATAAAGATAAGTCAAGTTGGAGCGAATATGAAAAAGCAAGCATTGAACGTCTGATGGACTATCTTGTTACAGTTGATGCTCCGCATAGGCGCACAAGCAATCCGACCACACTGTGGCGTGATTTTAAAACTTTCTATCAGCAGTATGATGTACGCAGAAATAAAAGCATTTATGTTTTTCCAAAAATTCTAACAGACTGGATGGATAGTATTCCAGATACTGATGCAAGTATTATGGAACTTGCAGAGGAAGAAGGGTGGATATTACATCCTGACCCTAAAAATATCGATAAGGCACTTGAACAGTATGAATAAAAAACAGCAAATTATGCCTTCGAAGATGAGACTTGAAGATTTATATACCCTCAATGAGCACGTATACATAAATGCACAGCGATTACGTACTATTGGAAAAATGTTTAGCTTTCCTTGTACTCACGATAATCACTCTAACGGATCGGATACTCTACAGTATTCTGTAAACAAATATGGATATCGAGGACCAAATTGGACATTTGAAATGTCTCCTGCATTTTTTGGCTGTAGTTGTATGTTTGGTATAGGAGTAAAATATCCAGTTGCTGAACGAGTAGCCTCTAATCTAAAGATCAGATCAATTCCTAATTTAGGATTACCAGGCGCCGGCGTTGTCAATATAATAAAATCATTTGCAGCTTTTACAGAACATCACCCCATCTCGGATGCATTTATAATGATACCCCCAATAGAGAGACTGTATCTTCCTGACTATCGTAGTTCTACATGGGTATCTCGAAATTTTATACCTGGTCATCCCCGAGGCGACAGAGCACTATATAAAAGTGCTATGTTTGTGTTTAGCGACGATATTAACATATCGTATACTGTAGATTACATTGACTGGGCAAAGCAAATTGCTAAAAATAAAAACATTAGAATACATTGGGGATCTTGGGAGATCGATACGGTAAATTTTTTAAAAGAAATTGATTTAGATCCTTTCAATTGGAAGCGAGTCGATTATGGCAGAGACGATGCACATCCTGGACCAAAAAGTCATGCTAATTTAGCAAAATTTGCTCTTAAAAAATTAGTAGGTAAGAAGTAATATGATACTCACAGTGTTACCACATATGTCTACACACGAACAATTATTTTTTAATTATAAACAAGAAAACGAATTCTTAGGCATAATAAGAATTTTAAAAGATGATATAAATTTTGGAACAGTTCGTACGTTACTACCATCGATGCAATCATTTTTTCAATACGGAATTGATATAAAATTTAATAAGCCGTTATATTATATGCCATCTATACATAACGAATATGTAGAATATCAAACTAAATTAGAAGATTATATAAAGGTAGTATGGCTAACAAAAGATTTTATTAATAACGGGTCTTTTAAAAATCCAATCGGAGTTCATTGGAACCCTAATAAAAACAAATGGGATATTCATCCGGGAGGATCTAGACAACGAGTGCTTTATTTCTTTGATAAGAGTAATGAATTAACTGTAATAGGGTTTAATACTAATTCGAAACCTATTAAATTTATTCAAAAGTTTGATAGTGTTGAACAAATGAAACAATTTTTTAAAACAAAAGATATAACGCTAATGTGTATTGCTGAGTATGGATCTATCATACCTCATGTACATTTTGATCAGATAAATATGACAAATAGTATAGTAAAACATATACACTATATACAAAATTTTTATAAAACAACTAGAATTTTAACAAATTTTGACACGACGTGTTTAAATTATAAAGAAGAAATTAGTAAACCTGTAAAAACAATTAAAGTAACAATTGACGACCCTTTTTGCATGGATAGTATCATTCGGACTTTTTTACTTCTTCCGAGTTTTGAAAAATTTAATGATTATGGAATAACTATTGAGCGTACCTAATTTAGAAAGAGCAGTAGTTGAAGTATTCGGCGGCTGTAATTACAAATGTCAAATGTGTCCACAGACTACCGGAAGAGGTAAAGAATGGACTCGCAAGATGCCGTTTGAAATGTTTGAAAACATTTTAGATCAATTGCCAGGTAAACCTGTAATTAACTTAGAAGGTTCAGGCGAACCAACAATGGCAAAGGATTTACCACATTACATTGAAGCATGTACTAAGCGTGGCTTGCCTAGTTTTATGTACAGCAACGGAAGTTTCTTTAGCGGACACTTTATGCAGGACTGTATTAATGCAGGACTTAGTTTTGCAAGATTTAGTTGCATAGGCTATAACAAAGACAAGTATAAAGAATGGATGGCTGTTGACAACTTCGAGTTGCTAAAAACTAATGTTATCAAAGCCAAAGAATATATCAATCAAACCAACAGTAAGTGCGAAATCAGTAGTTATCATTTAATACTAGATAATAATCAAGTAGAATATGAAGTTGATCAATATAGGAATAACTTCATAGGTCCTACCGGCGCAATAGGGTACATATGGAAAATGCACAATTGGAGCGGCAATTATACTCCGGATTATGCTCGAGATCTAAGTAGCCGTAAAAGTTGCGGCCGGCCGTTTGCTCCTGAGATAACAATACGCAGTGGAGGTATAGGTGGACTAAAAGGTGCTGTAACTCCTTGTTGTCAAACTATGGGACCGCCTAATGAAAGTAAGAGTGTGTTAGGTCATGTACAAACACAAACCATAGAAGAAATATGGTACGGAGATGCATATAACAACTTGCGTAAGGCACACGAGACGGAAGACTTTGACAGTATTGACTACTGCAAAGATTGTGATTTCTTATACGAAGACCCAGAAGTTCTAGTATGGTCAAATGACAAAAAAGCAAGTACAGATCATATGTTAGGTACAAACTTTAGTTTGCGTGACTTTATAATTGACAAGAAATAGAAAAGATTGTATAATATATAGATGTATGATATTGTATTCATAAGTTATCAAGAACCTAGTGCAGATGCGAACTACGCTGCCCTTAAGACTAGATTTCCTATGACTAAGCGTGTGCATGGTGTTAAAGGAATACATCAAGCACATATCGCCGCGGCTAAAAAGTGTTTCACTAAAATGTTTTGGATTGTAGACGGCGATGCTGTGATTATGGATGACTTTAATTTTGATTATAAAGTACCTAGTCACCAGCAAGATCATGTACATGTATGGCGTAGTAAAAATCCAGTTAATGATTTAGTATATGGCTATGGGGGAATTAAACTTTTTCCAAGACGTATGACAATAAACATGGATACAAGTAAGCCTGATATGACTACAAGTATTACAGATAAATTTAAACCAATGCCGCAGTTAGCAAACATAACTGCATTTAATACAGATCCATTTGAAACATGGAAAAGTGCATTTAGAGAATGTACAAAACTTGCAAGTAAAATTATTGACAGGCAAAAGAATGAAGAAACAGAAAATCGGTTACATAT